ATTTAGCTGCTTCTTTAGCATCTTTAACCCAAGAAGGTGTTGTAGATTTGCTTGGAGGTTTTCTTTTATTTGCTTTATTTACCTCGTCGTAATGGTCTTTTAATTTTTGAAAAGTAAATTTTCGTAACCAAATAGGCATATTATATACGGTTTCGTAGTCATATCCGCCTTGACCGTTAAATACTATTTCATGAATTTGTGAAAATATCGCTGTTCTATATTCCGAAGTCAGGCCAAAGAAAGTTAGCATTGATCGGAATAGTGAGGTCCTCCTCTACCCCATCTTCGAACTCATGAGAGATCGTTGTGTTTATTCCAGGCACAATTGATGCATAATATTCTCTAAATGCTCTTGCATCTTTAGCAAGAAAACCATTATCAACAAAGTCTCTAACAACTGGTCTTTCTGAGTTACCGTTAATAGAAAGTATCATATGTTTCATTCTAACTGATAAGTCTTGAGTTAAAGAAGGTGATATTTTCTTTAAACCATCTATCTCTCTTTGTATCTGCTTTTCGTCCTTTTGTGTAAGTAACTTAAACGTAATAGTATTGTCAGTATTAGGGAGCTTAAAGGTAAACTCGTTCTTTCCGTCTTTTACTAACTTAGTATCTAACTCATTATTATTTAATGTAGTTAAATCTACTTTTATTTTTTCTCCAGCATAAGTAAATTCATAATCTTTACCGTAACCTAATATTCTAGATGCTATAAGTAGTGCATCTTTATCTCCTATTAGTATATCGCCATAATTTACTTTAGTAACTATTAATGATTCTAATAATTTATCAACAACTATACCTTTTGCTATATAGTTCTGATTGGTAAGTATATCCTCTTCTTTAGCAGTCATATATTTCATTTCTATTTTTCCTTCTGCTAAAGGTGAATCCTTAGGATATAGTAAACCTTTTGATGGTAATTCTACCTGTTCGGTAGGTAATGTAAAGTTTGAGCTCATAAAATTTATTATGTATAACTAGTATTTTATATAAATATAAGAACTTTTAAAATGGGATCCAACTAAAAAAGAGGGTTATTTACCCTCATCTATTTTAATCTATATATGGGAAATCAAACCCACCAGGTGTAAGTGCTATTCCTATAAACCAAAATAATAATACAGCAGCTTCAACAATTAAAACGAAGTTGTATATAAAAAATTCTTTATTCATATTATATAATATAGGAACCTTTTATATAAATAGCAAAAAAAAGAGGGTTTTATCTGCCCTCTTTCTTTTCAATTTTTCTTAATTCTTTAAGCCACCTTTTTTGGGCTTCCTCTAGAGTGATGTCTCCACCTTCTAGTTCAGCACGAATTTCAAAGTATTTCGCTTTTTTTAAATATTCGTACTGTTTCTTCTCAGCTTCTGTGAGTTTCTCGTTTGGATCAGTACTTGTATCTGCAGCAAAGATTGATGCTGCACCTAGTAGAACACCTGCAAGCACTAACCTTATCTTGCTTATCATGTTCATAATATAAGGATTTATATTAATAAATAGTTAAGATTTCTTAAACTTCTCTTAAACTTACCTTAATATTATATTAATATAAGAAGAATTTATGGGAAAAAAAACCCTCCGAAGGGAGGATTCTTTAAGTTTGGTATGTAGTGTAGCGTGATTAGAAGTTCAATACGCAGTAGTCCATTGCAACAGTGATTGAAAGTTCTGCTGTTTCATCAGTAGCCCAATCGAATCCACCTTGATCCATATTAGTTATAAATGCTCCTTTAATCACCCACTCACTTACTATATCTCCTACAGGACCTAATATCTGTAGTGTAAGGTCTTTCTTATAGAAATCTGAATATCCAGCTCTACCAGTTACAGACTCATATGATAATCTTGCCCAATCCATTACTGCTTGTGCACCAGATGGTGTAATTGGGTCATATAAAGTCATATCGATATCACCCCATTCTCTTTTACCTCTAATTTTTCTATAGGTATTAAGGTGATCTAATTTTATTGCGTTGTCAGTAAAATTTGGACCAGCTGCTGTCTTAATCATAAACGATGGTATACCGTCTATAAACATTAAGAATCTATTTTGCACCTTTGGTTCAAAGGCTCTGAACATTATTTCGTTAGGATCTACTACTGCCATTTTTTATTCTTTATTATAAATATCTAAAAATTAAATTATGCTCCAAATGTTGCTCCTGTAGGCTCAATTGTAAAGTCTAATACTACAAACTCTACTGTTCTTGCAGGTTGTATAAATATTTGACCTATTAATTGGTTACGATCGATAACATCTGATGTGTTGTTAGTATCGTCCATTACGACTCTATAAGCAAACAATCCTTGCTGCTCTACAACTGAAGTTAAATATGGATTAACTTGAGCTAGGAATCTATTTCTAGTTACGTTAGTGTTTTGTTCGAATACTAATTCTCTTGAAACATCGCCTATAAATTTCTTTAAAGCGATTAATAATCTTCTTACATTTACTCTATCAAGAGCTGAAGATTTCTTTTGTAATGTCTTTTGACCAAATACTGATATTCCACTTCCTGGGAATGTAGCTATTGGGTTTACATTAGAATTATACAATGTATCTCTTTGAGATCTTGTTAATTTTCTTTCTGCTTGAATTACTGTTGGTATACCACCTCTAGTTAAACCTGCTGGTGCAAACCATGGTGCTGCTGCTCCATCTGTAAATGCATATACTCCAGGTATAACTACTGATGCTGGTACGAATTCATTCTTACCTGTGCTTGCCTGTGTTTGTAACCAAGGCCAGTAAGCTGCTCCATATGATGTGTTTAAGCTATTAGCTCCACTTGATACTTGTGCAACTGTAGAACCATATGTTCTTAAATCAACTACTGCAATACAATCTCCTCTATCCTCAGCTAAAGATATAATTGAATCTAACTGAGTTGAGTGATGTTGGTAAATTAAACCTGGTGCAGAAATGATGTTAAATACATACTCATCTTTATTACCTAAAATATTAATAGCATCTGCATATTCATCTTGATTAATACCTTGAGATGTAGCACCGATATTACTAAAGTAAGTATCTCCAGTTGTTGAACCTAATAGGTTTCCTGTAGCACTGTGGAATGAACCTGATTGGTTAGTTGGTAATGAACCAGAAAATGATTGAAGATCTGATCCAACATTAACTGTAATACCATCTGTACTTAAATAATCTAAAGTCTGTTTGTTCACTGCAGAAACTCTTATGTATTTGGATTTATTTACGTACTCACCAGATACAGAAACGTATTTTTGTGAACCATCAGTACCTATTGATTTAGTTTGGTTACCAATTGCTGCTTCAATATAATTGCTAGAGTTAGGGTCTAATGATAAATCATTAAATGTCTCTAGTATAATTTTGTTTTTAGATGCATCATCACCTCTTCTTACTAGAAGTGTAAATGTACCTTTATTAGTATTTACATTTGTAATTTCCCATCTTAAATTATCAGCTGATCCTGACTTTAATGAACCATCACTATTTTCTTCTGCAGTACCTGCATAAGTTCCTGATGCTGTCATATTATTAAAGATTGTTCCTTTACCTAAAGTTTCTAATGTAAATGGATCTGTAATACTACCTGTCTGTGCTGCAATTGTTGAAGATGATCCAACTGTAAATGAGCCTGTAACAACTCTAGTTACTAATACCGAGTTACCTCCTTGTCCGAAGTAAGACTTTACTGCTAAGGAAGTTAAATATTCTTGTTTTGTAGACCCAGACGTGAAAGTAGTTCCGAAGATCGTTTGATACTCTCCATAAGATGTTACTATAGTAGGTTCTTCAACAGGTCCTTTTACTGTTGGCCCTATAATAGCTGCTCCTGCTTCTAATGCTGGTGGAGCGATAAAGGATATATCATTCTCTCTTGCTAATACACCTGGGGAGATTAATGTTTCTGCCATGTTATATAAGTTAAATTATTGAGTACTCTTATAAATATCGTTAAGCTTTCTAAAACTACCAACAACAGTGGTAGTGTGCTACATATATAAATAGACTAAAGTTACCGTAAACTATTTCAGTGGTATAAATATTCCACTTTCTATATCTATCGTACCTTTTCCGTATTTATCCTCCAATTGCTTAGCAAATGATGTTTGAGTTTCCTCTAATTTTTCAAACTCTTTTTTTGCAATATTTTTACGATTTTGAGTTTGTATTTCTATAATAGATATCTTACCAAATTCCTTCAGTAACATTTCTCTAGAAGTTTTTATTTTATTTAAAAGATTTATTTCGTTTTTTTCTAGTTTAATTTGTTTGCTCATAAAATTTTTCTTTTAGGTAATCTAGCAATAATTGATAATCAAAATTTTCATTGCCTGTGTAGTTTTTCAAAACGTTAGAAATTATAACTCCTGCATCATCATATGGAAAATCTGTCATACTCGGCATGTAATTTGCTTCTACCGTTAACCTATCTTTAATATCTTTTAAATTTTTATATTCAGTATGTTGTAAACTTTTTACCATTTTTTTACCTGATAGATACTGATTAATATAAGAGCAAATTATTTCATTTGAATATTTAGTATGTACTCCATCTAAAAATCTAGCTTTACCTTTTGTTATTTTTTCTAAATCTAAAGTATATAAATTTATAACGTTTAAATTATTTTTTTCTAATAAAGGTTCAATATAGTAATTAGAAAAACTTAAAGGTATTATTACTATATAAAAATCTAATTTTTTAGATATGGTTTTTATAGTTTTATTTATTTCTAAAAATAATTTTAAAGTAAAATTATAATCCTCATCTGTAAAACTGGAAGGTAAGTACATCTCTTCTCCTGTTGATGTAAATGACCCTTCGTATTTTATTTCATTATTGTATTTTGGATGACCTTTACTCCATGGAACTTTACCTACACTTATCTTAACAGCATCGTCTCTATAAATAAAAAATATTTTTCCTTCTTTGTTACTATATTGTTTTTGAAATTCTGGTAGTTGTACTCTGTATAACATATGGTTTGGTCCATGACCTAAGAACCCATAGTTAGTACAATTGTATTTGTTATTAGATAAACTAAAATAATACGGTAAAGTTTCATTATCATTTAAACCTTCACCAAAACAGTGTGCATCACCAAAAAATAATGCAACTTTATCTTTTTTACCTTTTACTAAACTGGTATTTCTTCTACCTTGGTTATCGAAAGTATATTTAGCCTCAAAAACCAATGAACTAGGTTTCATCAAAGAATCGGGAGTTTTTTCTTTTCTAATATTTACAGATGCATTAGGTATACCAAAAGTGTTGAGACCTTCAAATGCTATAGTATATTTTTTAAAACTATCTCCAGTTTCTATAAACTTATTATTATTTAGTATAAAATTTTTACTTTTATATTCCGCTTCCTCTATAGTTTTCATTATATAACAGTCTGAATATTAGTAATAAGATCGTTAGTATTTTTAAAATAACCAAATGTTTCATTAAATTTTTCTTTTCTTATTACATCTAATTGTTCAGTTATCGATTTACATTTAGCCATTTGCTCGTAATCAAAATTTTTAGTTAAACTTCTTTTATACACCAAATCAAGTTTATACATAATATCTTTAGCAAAAAGTTTACTAACACCTTTTTTCAATAATTCGGCTTGAAAACCCTCTAATCTTTGTCTAAATAGTACTTTATACTTATCCGGTAAAAATACTGAATCGTAATGTGTAGGGTAATCGATAGGGCTAAAAAATAAAGTTCTACTTCCTTTAAACATAGTAGTGTCTACAAAATCTCTTTCTACGAAATCTAACACCATATCAAAAAGATGTAAATAATTTAAAGCTCCATAAGTAACTGCATAACCGTAATCTTTAGCTTTTAATCCTGAGTTTTTATAGGACATAACATTGTTATAAAATAAAGTATCATCAAAACCTTTTCTTACATATTCACCAATCTTACCTACTCCATCAATACTGATGTAAAGTTCTAAATTAGGAAAATGTTTCCAATAGTCAAAAATATGTTTACCTTTAAAAGTAAGTTTAGAAAAATTAGTAGAGTATCTTATATTAACGTCAGTTCTGCCTAACTCTAATAATTTATCTAATATTTGATAATGTTCTGGCATAACTAAAGGTTCTCCTCCAGCAAAGTAAATTTCATCTACACACTTATAATGAGGTTCAAGCATATCCATAAATGATGCTTTATCATTAATGTTTATCAATGCTTTATTTACTTTTTCACCTAATGCTTTAGAATCTGCATACCATGAAGAACTCAATCCTAAACCGCAACTTCTACATCTAAAATTACAAAAATTTGATATACGTAAATCCCATAGGTGTAAATTCATAATATTTAACGTACCATCTTCTTGTGTTTCATTTACGTAATGAATTTTATCCCAATGTTCTTTATTAATTCTTTGTCTATAGGATCCATCAGAAGTTTCTTCTAGGTGAAAGCACCTATCACATGATTTTAACTTTTCACCTTTTAAGAATGCTTTTCTGGTTTCTTTCATTCTTTTATTATTCCAGATTTCCTCCAAAGATTCATTATTTACATTACCAACAGGGTCTCTAGAGTTCCATAA